TTGTAACTCTACGACCATCTTTAGCGAGAACTGTTGCATCCCACACATAGTCGATGAAGCGACGAGCCTGCTCTGGTGCTAGAATACCACCTGCTGCACCAGTTGGGTTTACTGCATTTGCTCCAGTTGTTGAACCGAATGCTGCAGTTGCAGTATTGCCAAGTTGTGATCCTACAGATGATCCTGCAGAGTCTAAACCAGTAGCACTACCAACTCCACCAGATACGAATCCGCCTTGAGAGTTAATCTCATTGCCTGCTCCGCCTGATCCTGGGTAGTTCTTTTCTAGGTCTTTATTTTGTTCCGACATTATTTTCACCTCCTAGTGATTTTTACTTTATTTAAATAGGTCGGTTGATGTGAGGAAACGACCGCCCCATAGGGATTTTTGAACTTTTGACGGTTCAAACTGCACGATCTCGCCTAGATCGCCAGACTTGCGGAAAGCGGTGTCTTGTTCTACAAGATCTACTCGCTTGCCAAACTCATTGAAAGTACCCTTAACATCTTTTACTTCATCAGATACGGCTTTAACTTCACCTGATACAACGTTAAGAGATTTGTTTAATGCAACAATTTGCTCATGAAGAGACTTAACTGTTGCTGATAGATCGCCAAAGGCATTTGTAAGAGAATTCTTAATTTCTGTAACTGCCTCAACAATTACTTCATCAGACTTTGCTACAGCAGTTTCTGTTGCAACAACTTCTCCCTCTTCTGATTTTTCAATAGAAGAATCTGCACTGCCATCTTCTGATTTAGCAAGAGCAAGTTCTTCAACTGCTGGTGCTTCTTCAGCGACTGCAACAGTTTCTTCAACTGCTACTGGCTGTGCCTCTGGAGCGACCTGTACTTCTTCAACTGCAGTGTCAACCACTGCCTCTGTTGCTTCAGTCATAGGACTAACCTCCTTTGTAATCTTAATTGTACTAATGCCTTTAGCACTATCAACTAAGAACTTTATCATTTCTATATTATCTTTATCGCCTTTTTCAATAAAACCAATGTTTTGCATTGCTTTACCAGATGTAGGGCTTACTTCACTTTCAGATTCTGAAACCATGACAATGCCTGATTCTGAATCCCAAAAAACATTTTCTATTTCTGCCTTTGATAAATATCCACTAACAACACTTTGCCCATTTACTTTTTGAACAGATACAATGTTTGCAAATTGGTTTGCTGGATTATCAACCAAAGACAACTCGTGTAAGTCATATTCTTTAATGATACGAATGTTTTTATCTAAATCTTTGTTAAAGGCGTCATCCCAAGTCTTGATGTTACCGCCAATTGAAAAACCAGTGTATGTTCCATCTAAAACCTTTTCCCATGCATCTTGTGCACCCTTAGAAACATATGCAGATACATAAACTCCGCTATAAAATTTCTTTGTTGAAGGATCAAAATAACGATCTTCTTTAAATGAAACAATCTTTCCAACAGCGCTTGGCTGATGCATTTCACGTAAATTACCACGGAAACTCTTAAAGGCTTGTAAACTTGACTCTGTAGTTACAATGTCGCCTTGTCTATCAATATTATCAAGGGTAGCAAAACCAGAAACTATGCGACGTTCAACATCTACTTTGCCAATAGGCATTGATAGACGAACACTGTCGCCATTTGTTTCCCAGTGTGCTTTATTTATTAACATATCGTTACCATTATACCAAACATTTTTACGTATATCTCAATTATTGAGATGATCGACCTTCACCTTGTGGATTACGACCAGATATGGTAGTTGGAGAATCTGAGTTGTTATTTACTCGTTCTGCATCTCTTTCTCTATTCCCTGCCAAGTTTGCTCTAGCATCAGTTGCCTGTCTTGGAGACATAACAAATGGATCATCACCATCTGCTCTTTGTGGCAAGTCTAACTTTTCACGAGCCTCGTTTGGAGTCATAACCTGTGTTTTTACATAACGCTCAAGAATCTGTGACTGGGCAATTTCGTCTGTAAGAGTTAGTTCATTAAACTTAAGTTCAAGAATATCTGTCTTTTCACGAATAATCTTATTAACAACCTTTTCAAGATGTTTTTGTGCTGGACGAGATACTTGTTCTTTAAAGGTACGATCCTGTGATAGTGCTGCTGCAATGCCTGAGTCTGCACCACCAAGTTTAGAAATTGGCACCTGATGAGCAATAAGAATGTCGTCACGATTTTGCTTACGATACTCTTTAAATGAACCTTCTTGTATACCATTTTCAATTGGCTCCATCTTAAACTCAACCTTGTTATTCTCACTATCTCCAGGAAGTGGAATATACAGGGTTCGATGAGATTGAGACTTAAGCCCAGTCTGTAAGAATCTAAACATCTTGTCTTCACCATCAGAAGATAGTTTTGCACCTTTTAAGGTTACGATATATCGTGGAACAGCCTTATTTTCAAAGTAATCAATATTATATTGTGATGCTAACTGATCTCCAATAAGGGATGGCATAGCAGCAATAATGTCTGGAATACCATAGAAGGTGTTAAGGGGAGAATACTCTTTATAATGAATAATCTCATTTGGTCGTGCATCATTTGTCATTGGATTTGGATTCTTAGCCCCAAAATTTCTAAAGTAGACTACTGAGTTTCCAATAATCTGAACAAAGCCATCATGTAAACGACGAACACGCATAGTTGTTGCTGGGATGTGACCAACATAACCAATATCTCCAGTTACAGTTCTACCAATTTCAAGAAAACCATTACCAGTTGCCTGAACATCTGTATAAAACTTTTCCATAGTTTTAGTAAAAGAGTCATCATCATTTAAACCTTCTAGCCAGTCTTTTAATTCAAGTTTCATTCTTTCAATTCTATTACGAGCACGATTAACTGCTGCTTGATCTTCATTCATTTCAAACCTCAGCATTGTTCTATCTGCAATATCAAAACGATAGCCAAGACCAACTACGTTCTCTACTTTAGCATCAATAGCGGCATGGTTAGCAAACGATGTATCATAGAAGTTTGCTAATTCATACATGTTATATGGAGGAGTAATTACGTCAAATAGTCCGTAACCATTTCTATATACCGTGCCAGGATTTATTTGCTTTGATCCTGCATCTACACCAGACGGAGTGGCATTAGCAGAATCTAAATATTCATTTGTGGCATAAGTCATTGCCTTTGTTACATTTCTTGAAGTTCTTCTACGGAAGTTTTGATTTAAACCATTTAAATCTTTTAACTCTTCCCAAGACTTATTAAATGGATCTTGTTGAGCAAAAATGTTCTCTTCTTTGGCTTGCGTATTTAACGCAACTCTTACATAATCATCATTCATCGCTACCATACTTATCATAGGTTTGTCGTGCTGCTACCCAAGCACCATGATCATTCATGGAAGGAATTAAACCATTCTTCATTCTATCTAACTGTTCAGAATGCTCTTCCTCGCTAATTCTAGTTAATCCAGGAACAAATACTGCCTTGCCTTCACCATCATCGCCATAATGCATAGCAACTTTTCTTAACTCTGCAATTTTAGAAATATCTCCACGCTCTGATGGTACGTTTAAAACGCTACCGTTTCCGTCAGTAAACCATGCTCCGTTTGATTTTTTGTATACATAAAGACCCCAATTGTAGTCTTTTTCGATTACTTTGCGACGGACGTTACCAACTTTTTTAAGAATCTCATTATCCATAACCACAAGTATAGCATATTATACTGGAATTTGAACAGTAGTCTGCCAAACAGTATTATTGTAAATTTTTATCTTTTCAGCATCAAAAATCATACCTTCGTCATCATCAACGATAATCTTATTAGTTCCAACATAGGTCTTATAAATATCAGCAGGGCTAATTCCATAAAGATCTGAAGCAGAAATAACAAGTACGCCTTCCCATGTAAAACTATTTAACCAATACTCCCAGTCAAAGTTGGTCACTCCATCGGTCTTTACCTTTAGCCAAGGTCTAGTTAGAGTACTTTGAATCTGTTGTAGGTTATTAGCCTGATAATACGCTATATTATTAAATATCATTGGACCAGTTAGGTTAATTGCTCCTAAGAATGAATCAAAACTTAAAGCGGTAGAAAATGCAAGACCAAGGACTCCCCATTCTTTTTTAGTTACAACTGGCTCTCTAACCAAATTACCGTTCCAGAAATATGACAAACCATTAAAGTCTTCACCAGTTGACTGGTTACGAGCAAAAATTCTACCCCTTGCTCCAGTTTCACTATCTGCAACCATATAGAACTTTATAGTGTCATCTTTGTGAACAATCTCAAACAATTCTGTTGGTGTATTTGGGAAAAAGTCTTCATCATATCTCATCCAAATTTGTGCAGCACTGACCTTATATGGGTTAGCAGTGCTTTCATTAATTGGAATGGCTATACCACGATTTACCTGTGATTCAAAGTCTCCCCTTATTTCAATACCTGTTTTTCTATTTAAATATAAATATGGCGTGCTTCCTTTATAAATACTAAATGGGTTTTTAGCCTTGTAATCATAATATAACCCAGACCTAGTGTATGGGAACATGTTAACACCAAACCTTGTTCCAACAGCATTGAACGCATTATTATTAAATGCTTGTGATGCTAACTCTAGCCTTCTTAGTGCAATTGGCTTTGTTAAAATATTTCTAATATTAAACTCAAGATGATAAACAATGGCTAGATCATTAAAATCTATAGTATTACTTGGATAAATTAAGGTGTTATCAACTACTTCAAACTTAGTGCTAAGCCATGAGGGATAGTCGTTCATATCTATAATGCGTTTAGATGTAGGAGTTACGGTAGTTGTAAAACTACTTTGAGGAAGGTTTGCCCCTAAAGCAATATATTGAAAAGTAATATAACTTCTTACCGATGCACCCTCTGTGTCATACTCATAAGCCTTAATAGACTTTTCTGCCATATCAGCATAGTTTCTCCAGCCAGTAAACAAGAAATTATCTAATTGATAATATGTTCTTTGGCTAGGACTAGCATATTCATCTTGTAATTCTCCATAAGTCCAACTTGCAGAAACTGTTTCACTTTCAACCGATTCTGATGGAGCGGGGTATCCAATATTAAATTGTAGAAAATCTAAATCATAAAATTGATTACCAACATCATTTGCTACATATTGAGCAAAATAAGAAAGGGGGAGATAGTCTTGCCAGTACCCTGAAACACCAATGTCTAAGAAAAACTTATTGTATGCCTCTGTTGGCAATAACGTATAACTAGCGGTATGCTCTATTAATGCTATAGCATTTGTTTCTTCTGTTACTCCGCTTTCTGACATATCATCAAATATTGCAATACCGTCTTCATCAAAATATGCATCAATGTCTACGAAATTTGTTGTTGTTGATAAACCAAAAGAGTAAATTCTGCCTGTAAAAGTATTTAAGGCTTCTTCATCCCCTCCAACATAAATTTTTAAACCATTTTGATTACCAAAAAAGGCTGAAACATTTTCTCCAAAACTAGCAGTAATTGAGTCAATATCTATACCAACAGAAAAAAATTGATTTGATTCAATAGATGGCGTTGTATATAGTTCTTCATCTGTTCCATTGTAATTTAATATATATTTAACTATATCTTCTTCTTGGGTAATAATAAAATAATCTCCAGTTAAAGAATTATAAATTTTTATTAACGTTTGTCCTTGAATTGTTGGTCCAGACTGAGGGTCGATATCTGTTGTGCTAAAAACACCATAAACAGCCCTAACCTGATTATTTAAAACATTAAAGTTAGGAAAGTTAAAGTAGCATTGATCTGAATTCCAAGAACTGTTTGGTCTAAATGTAATAAATTTATAAGATGGGTCTGTTGATTCGTCATAGCCAACTTGGACTACCTGACAATCATCATATAGGTCTTGTATGGTTTTAGTATCTAAAAATATTTCTGGTAATTCATAACTTGGAGTTGTAATTGCTGTATCTGTTGTTGTTAAATTATCAAAAGATCCTTGTTGCCACTCAGCAAAGTCTGGATAATTATAATTTGCAGTATAGTCAGCAAATGGATAATCTATAAATGCAGATGTTCCACCATACGAAGAGTTAATTCCTTCTGGAGAAAGAACACCTTGTCCATAGACCCATCTACGTTTAGCAACTGTAACTGGAACTTGATATGGATAAATGGCTATACAGTCAATTTCAATAGGCGTCACATCTTCATGTGCATAAAACCCTAGCCAATCTTGTGATTCTGAGTTAACTTCTGGTAATGGCAATTCTAAAGATTCCGTATTTATAATTAAAGAAATTACTTCCTCTCCATTTATTAATACTGTTGCAGCATTTCTAATTAAACGAATATGAATAAGCATTGGTCTAAACCATTCACCAACAAAGTGAGAAGCAAAGTTGTTGCCTATTACTAAAGTTAAAAATCCACTTTCTACATAAAGACCATCGGTGCTAGATATAGGACCAAATATTCGTTTAGGCGTTTTAGTATTAGAATTTATTCTTGCCCAAAACTCTATTGTCTGTTCTTTATATCTGCCAAGTTCATTTAAAAATCCTTTACCTGGAACAATTAATGAAGGTTCATCAACAGCATTTGGAGAAAGAGTGGTTACTCCAGAGGCACCAAATACCATGGGAACACTTGAATTTTTTGCAACAAGAGCATTATCGTTAACTAAGTAGTAGGCTTCATCAGAAGATATTCCATATGCTGATGCTGGAATAACTTCACTTGATGTTGTTAAAGCAATCGATGCTGGAAATGGTTCTGGAGTAATTCCAAGAGATGTAGCATTAAATTCTTCTGCCCATTGACCAACAGTGACACCATTAATATGAAAGCGATAGTCTAATGAAGAAGCCCCACCTGTGGCAGTTGTTATTTTAATTACTGCTCGTAAGTCTGTATTTTCATTAGGTATTTCAAAAGTACCTGAAACAAATGCCCAGTTTTCAAATATTGTAGTAGGAAATACTTTAAATTCTTGAACTATAGTAGAGGTTGTTGTATCCGTATATTCATATCCAATAGAAACTGACTGTAAGTACGGGCTTTGAGAATAAAAATAGGCTCCAACAGAAAATGTTGAAAGAGTTGAATTTAAACTATTAAAATTTACAAGATTAGGACTTATACATATTAAGTCGTTTGTTGCTCCAACTGGAACGGATCCTGCAAGTCTAGTAGAAATACTTTCTGAAAATGGCTCATTTCCAAGTGCGTCTTCTGTTGCCGTACATCCAGAAATATCCCACTGTGTAGCAATATCTCTTTGTGATTCAGAGATTAAAGAAATATAATCAGCCTGATCGTCTAATGCCCATAATACTAGCGGGTGTTCAGAATAAATCTTTTCTGCATATAAATTTGACGGGTTAGCCATTGTTCTCCTATACCCTTATTATAGCAGGGGAAGGGCTAATTTCTAGGAATCCATAACTTTTCGTTACCCTTGTTGTGATACCTTGCCATTACGAAAAGTAAGTCTGATAGCCTATTTAAATATTTTGCAATGTTTATATTTAGTCCTTCTACTTTCCAAACCTCACGCTCTGCTCTTCTTACAATGGTTCTTGCATTATGAAGAGGACCTGTAGGTAAAACAAAAGAGTGAAGTGGCTCAAGGTATTCATTATAATCATCAATTATATTTTCTAGGTAAGTAATTCTATCTTCTGATATTGTTATTGTTGGAGCGCCAGAGAGTTCTGCACCTAAGTCAAATAGGTCACTCTGTATTCTGTCTATAATGTCATTATGGTATTCCGTCGCCATTCCAATAGCAGAGTTAGCCTCATCTACTGCACCAATTGCTTCAATTAAAGAACTGCTTTTATCTATTCTTTCATTTGTGGCGGTAGAGGTTTTTCCATCATCGCCAGTTTTTGTGTAAATACGAGTTAAGTGAACCATCAGTGCCCCGTCAAAGAACGCCAAATATCGATTGTCATTTTATTGGCTATATAAAGTGCAGACAGATTTACAATTAATTGAAAAACATACTGTATCGTTGTGGGCTTACGCTTTTGTAAGGGAAACTCTATAACATTATCTAATTGTTTGTATGCTAGTTTCATGGGAATATAACATTTCCGTTATCTGCAAAAACTAAGCCAATAGAATCTCCTGGACTTACCAATTGCTGGTCAATTGCTAATTGTCCCCAACCCCATTCACTAATTGGAAATGGCAACTTTTGTTTTTCTTTAATTATGATTGCCCAATATGCTTTTGCTGGTGGCATTGTTTCGCATGACTCCATAGTTTGATCTGGCAGTTCATTAACCCTACAGACAACACCAAGACCATACTTTTTTGTTCCTTCTATTTTAAGATTAGCACGTTTTAAAATATCTAGAGCAACAGTATTATCAGATGCCTCTATGCACTTTGTTATTTTTGTTCCATTGTCTAATGGACCATAATCAACATAAAGATTAACACAGTTATCACTTGATTGATTTAAAATTGAATAACCACCAAAAACTAATCCAGCAGTTACAACTAACGTTAGTATTTTTTTCATTTTGTCCCCCTTAGTATAATTTTATTTCACAGGCATCTGTGCTGCAATATGCTTCACCCTGTGCTTCTAAATTGTCTATGCCATCATAAATTGCAGACCAGTCAATCTTTGCAATTTTGCCAACATAAGAGTTATACTCTTCTTTTGTAATATTATTATATGGTTGTTGTGGAAATGTTTCATTGCCCATTGGCAAGAATGAAACAGCCTT